ATGAACCAGTCCAAAGCGAGGACTGATCTTATGAATCTACTTAACTTGGATATTGTCACCCAAGAACCCATGAGCATCTGGGACTGGGAGTTCTTTCGTGGCAATAGACTTGTAGCGATTGGCGAATACCGCAGACGATTTAATAACTTTGGAACTTTCCCAGATTTTCAGTTTAGCCAGAAGAAGTTCAAAATCATGATGGCAGAGGGTCAGCGCCATGGCGTTCCAGCCTTGATGTTTGTGGAGTTTGATGATCTTTACCTTTATTTTGTGATTGAAGGTAACCCAGAGGTCAAAATTATGCGTAGAAACCATGAGGTTAGGACTGAACCTTGCGTTGTAATACCAAATGACCAGTTTAAATATGTATATCATTTGGATCTATGACCATCTACCGCAACAAGAAGCTCCTAGAATCCGTTAGAACCAGCCCATGCCAGAACTGTGGCAAACAAGACGGAACAGTCTGCGCTGCACATTCCAACCAACTTCGTGACGGAAAAGGGAGATCCCTCAAGTCCCACGATTTCCGCATCGCAGCATTATGTTTTCGGTGTCATTCCAATCTAGATCAGGGCTACCAGATGAGCAAGGAAGAACGTACCGAGCTTTGGGAAGAAGCACACCGCAAGACCATAGGCTGGCTGTTTGAGAACGGTTTTGTTGATACCAAATAGATGCCTTAGGATGACTATGGATGCCTATGAATGCCCTTGGAACACAATATGTTGACGTTTATTCCTCTCATGTGGTACATTTAGTACGTCAGCCCACACTCTGACAGCCGTCACCTCTGATCGTTTACCTAGCAGTTAACTGTCTAGACGGCAAGCCCTCGGTGAACACACTCACCTCAAAACCCCCAGACTAATCCTCTGGGGGTTTTTCTTTTACAAAGTTGTTGCAAATTTATTTCTGTTGGTTTAATCTATCCACTTAACTGCTAGGAGTACGGTCAGAGATCAAACAAATCTCTGATACAAATTAATCGCCTTCATTGGCGTGTTTTTGTCCACTATACGTGGCGTACTCCTAGCGGATGATACAGTGCATTGGTCGGATTCTTTAACGACAGCGATGCACCTAAGAACCCCTACTGTGGGATTAGATCTGAAACAGGGGAAAGGATGGCGAAGCCAGAGTCCTAGATCGAACGTCTGGCGGGTGCTGTGGCTCCGAAAAGCAACAGTTGAAGGCAACCTAGGATAGGCTAGGTGCGTTCACCAAAAAGCAACTCTTCTTACTTAACTGTATTACTTACTTAACTGTACTAACAACTTGCATAGGTATAAATATTCCCATAGAATGAACATTCAAACTGCTAGGAGAACCATGAAATCTGATTCCATGACTGATCGGATAGTCGAATATATTCGCCAAGAAAAAGTAGCAACCACTGATCGTATTGCTAGTCTTACCAAGTTAAACAAAGCTACCGCAGCTGGTCTTTTAACCCACCTGAGAAAGACCAACAAGATTGTAGGTGGAGAGGGCTTATGGGCTTTAAACAATACCGATTTGAATCAAGCCAATAAGATTATGCAAAACAAACAAACCAGCGTTCCTGATATGACAATCATCATGAACCGCATGGTCACAACAGGTAAATAACATGAAGAAAATTAATTTATTAACTATCCGTATTGATGGTGGGACACAGGCCCGTGTTCAACTAAACCAAGATGTAGTCAAAGAATATGCCGAAAAGATGCGTGATGGGGAGATATTCCCAGCCGTAACAGTGTTCCATGATGGCTCAGAGTATTGGCTGGCTGATGGATTCCACAGATACTTTGCTACCAAAGCCAACGGCACAACCAGCATTGAAGCTGATGTAAAGACAGGCACTCTGGATGATGCCATCCTGTTTGCGTTCTCCGCCAATGGTAGGCGTGGCCTATCGATGTCAGCCGAGGACAACCGCAAGATTATTATGGCTATGCTAAAGCATCCAGAATGGTCAAAGTGGTCAATGGCTGAGATTGCCAAGCATGTTGGTGTATCTAAGATGACAGTCAGTCGTGTCAAGGCATCGATGGAAACCCCAGAGGGTGAGTCCACAGTCAAGAAATACAAATACAAAGATGAGGTTCGTGAGGTAGACACAGCCAAGACAAAGACCAGAGCACCAACCACCAAGCCAGATGTAACCACGGCTAATCCAACAGCAGAGCTCAATGATCGTATAGGGGAACTTACTGATACCATTAATTCTTTGGCAGAGGAAAATACTCTGCTGAGGGATAAGATTGCGATTGGTCAGTGGGATGCCAGCGAGATTGAGAAGATCGATGCTGAGCAGACAATTAAACATCTGAGAGATCAGATTCGTATGTATGAGATTGATAACAAGGCTTTGCGTGAGAGCAGGGATATGTATCAGAATCGTAATGCGGAGCTGACCAAAACAATTAAGTCATTGACAAACAAACTTAAAAAATTGGAGTCTGTTGAATGAGTGACTATGGAGAGATCTGTATTGCATTAAGAAGCACAGTGCGTGATGCATATGAACTAGCCAATCAAGGTAATATGAAAGAGGCTTTGAATGAAGCAAAGTTTCTTTCAGCGTTGGCTGACCAGCTAGTAGAGTCGTTAAAACAAAAACAGTAGGGCGAAAGCCCAGCCCAAGCCATGGGGGAATCATGGCAGTTAGAGGATAAAAATGAGTTTAGAGTTGCGTGAGCATCAGATGCATGTCATCGATGCATTAAGAGAAGGTTTTAAAGCAGGTCATAGAAGTCAGTTGCTGTATGCCCCAACGGGGTTTGGTAAGACAGAAGTAGCAATCTATCTAATGAAAGCTACGGCTGATAACTACAAGAGAACAGCCATGGTATTAGACAGGATTGTTCTGGTAGATCAGACCAGCTTAAGGCTTACCAAGTATGGCATCAATCACGGGGTATTTCAGGCGGATCATTGGAAGTTTGATAAGCGACAGCGGATCCAAGTATGCTCAGCTCAAACATTGGAAAGACGGGCAGACTTTCTAGATGTTGATCTGTTGATCGTGGACGAGTGTCATATCACCAGGGAACAGACCTCCGAGTTCATTAAAAACAATCCAAAGGTTAAAGTTATAGGTCTAACAGCTACCCCATTTACCAAGGGTCTAGGTGAGCTATATACCAATGTAGTTTGTGGATCAACGACTGAGAGTCTAGTTTTAAACAAGTGGCTAACACCGCTAAAAGTCTATATCGCCAAAGAGATTGATATGACAGGAGTAAAGAAGGTCGCTGGCGAGTGGTCTGCTGATCAAGTAACAGAACGAGGCATGAAGATTACAGGCGATATTGTATCGGAGTGGGAGAAGAAAACCCATGAGGTATTTGGTAAGCCAGCCAAGACGATTGTCTTTTGCTCTGGCGTAGCACACGGGGCAGATCTGGTCGATCAGTTTGCCCAAAGAGGGTATAACTTTGTTTCAATATCCTACAAAGATAATGATGATTTCAAAAAAGCAGCCATCGAGGACTTTGCTAAACCAGATACAGAAATACATGGGCTAATCGCTACGGACATTCTTACCCGTGGATTTGATGTATCCGATGTAATGATTGGAGTATCAGCTAGACCATTCTCCAAATCATTCTCCAGCCATGTGCAACAGATGGGTAGGGTCATGCGAGCCCATGAAGGTAAGGAATTTGCCTTGTGGCTTGATCACTCTGGTAATTTCTTACGCTTTCGGGAGGATTGGGATAAGGTCTATGAGGATGGAGTCGATAGCCTTAAAGATAAGCAGGAGAGAGCTAAGAAAGAACCGACTGAAAAGGTTAAGAAAGAATCTAAGTGCCCATCCTGTGCGTATCTATGGCCTCCCAATACAGACACTTGCCCAGCATGCGGTCATGTTAAAAAGAAAATGAATCTTGTAGATCATGTGGCTGGCGAGTTGCATGAGCTGATCGGCACCAATAAGAACATGCGTAATGAGAAGCAGACCTTTTACTCTGAGCTGATCTACATAGCCAGAGAGAGAAACTACAACCAGCATTGGGCTAGTCATAAGTATCGGGAGAAGTTTGGAGTCTGGCCCAAGGGACTAACCGATCTGGCATTACCACCAACATTAAAGACCATGAATTGGATCAGGCATAAGAACATAGCTTGGGCTAAACGAAGAGATAAGGAAACAGCATGAGGTTTGAGGAGTTTGCAAAACAACACGGGCTAATCATTGATAATGTGATCCCGTTCAAATGGGTATCAACCCCTACTGAGGATCATCCCCGTAAACGCAATGGCAGATACAAATACATGGGTGATGTAGCTTGGGTGCAGAATTGGGCAACCATGGAAAAACCAGCCATGTGGAAAACAGACCAGAAAAATACGCTTTCACCTTACTTTATAAAGGCTAGGGATGATGCCTCTGCCCAGAGAGATCGTCTGGCATCCAAAGCATCAGCGAAAGCTGGCTGGATCATGCACCAGACCCAAGCCAAAGAGCATGCATATCTCAAAGCAAAAGGATTTTTAGATGAGCAGATGCCTGTCTGGGATAACGATGGCACCCCGTTATTGGTCGTTGCCATGCGTAGGGAGGGAAGAATAGTGGGATGCCAGCTCATCAATGACCAAGGGGATAAAAAGTTCCTGTATGGTCAGACCACCAAGGGGGCAACTTTTACCATGGATGCAAAGGGGATTCCCATTCTCTGCGAGGGGCTTGCTACGGGACTCTCGATTCAATCCGTAATGCGAGCCAATAAAATGCGATATACCATCCATGTTTGCTTTTCCGCATCCAACATGAAAGAGGTAAGTCGGCACATCAAGGAGGGGATCATTGTCGCTGACAACGACCCCTCTGGTGTCGGAGAAAGAATCGCCAAAGATACAGGCAAACCTTATTGGCTTAGTGATACAGTCGGTGAAGATTTTAATGACTACCATATGCGAGTCGGCATCTTTAAAGCAAGTCAGTCGCTAAAGAAAACGCTTTTGTCATCCCCCGCAAAAACTTTGCCTCAATCTGCCTGACCCGTTCTCTGGAATAGGCATAGGGTCTGCCACTTTCTTCAAGTGAATGGCCCTTTGACCTTGCCTTGAGAATGACCCAATACTTATCACGATTCTCTGGAGGACTCCTCTCAAAAAGACTATCAAAGATCTTTTTAGGAGGGAAGTCGACCAGCTCTACTGTTGTGCCCGTATATATCGGCACCTTACCGCCAAATAGTTTTAGGTTCATTCGTTTGGATCCACTTCATCAACATCAATCGCTTCCATCTCCCACTCCCTTACATCTTTGTGATGGATTGCATCCATGGCATAGTCCTCTGGATCTTCCCCGTTAGGGACATCGACCTCCACATAAGCAGAGCCCGTAAATTGAATAGTAACTCCGTATCTACGCATGATTCTTTGCCCTTTCTAAATCTTCTAAAAATTCAATAACAGAATCCAAGCAATCGCCAATAGTTGTGTCGGTTCCATCTGCATCTTTGGGTTTGTTTTTGATCTTGTCAGACAGAGCATTGCGTATGTCATACATATCGCATAACGCTGAGCTAATATCATTGGCAATACCATCATTCCAATTTGTATCAGTCATTTTCATCCTCCTCTTGGACTTTTTCCTTAAACCCAACGACACACAAATACACACCTTCGCAATCAGAATCAAACCCAAAACTCTTGGATAGATCATCCCAATCTCTGGGCACAATTTCTGGATCTATATACATCCATCCGCCTTCTGGCAAAAGTGTGTAACCAGCATCTTCAATCTGTTTTTTAGTTATCATTTTCATCCTCCTCTTCGGATATTTTCTTAGGCACTATATCGCTTTGATACTTTAAGGAAATCCAGATGCTGTTGTTTCTCTCTAATTCCCCATTAGCATCTTTGTATACGGGATACGCTGTTACCTTAACTATATCCCCGTGCCCGTCATCCTCGATCCAGACATTGATATCCCAGATAGTGGTTTTGAAATATAGGTCTGGGTCTGGACAGCGGACTGCATTCCACCAATCATCAGAACCATCATATTCATTGTCGATCACAATGTTTGCCTGATACTGAATCTCAGACCGAACCATCCTGACCGCCTGATCATTCATCCAAAAGATGGATTCATTACCGCCAATAGCGGTATTACCAACCATGATAGTCATTTTTTCCCCCTAAAAATTTCAATCACTTTGCAAACAGCAATCACAGCAACCGATAAAACTAGAATTTCACTCAATACATCACTCATACAACCTCCTAGCAGTTAAACGGCTAACATTAGCCCCCAAACCGACCCAGCGGATCGGCTTGAAGATAATGCTATACAGACTCACGACAGTGTTGCATCCATGCCATCAGGATATTTTTAGCCTCCCTTCTATCAAGATCAAACTCAGCCTCCAGATACGCACCAGCACCAAACATATTGGTTTCACCAGAGTCCCGTAATTCATTTAGATATTCAAAATACTCACTCATCTTCTTCCTCCTCCTCTAATTGCCAATCATCACATTCGTAATAGCTCAAAATATCCATGTTCTCTAAAATATCAGCACAAATGTTTTCTTTGAGCCACTTGTTTAGCTCTACTCTGCTGAAATCATCTGGGGGTGTAATTTGCATTCCTTGATCTCCATCTTTGGAGGTGTATTTGCCACAAAATGCCATACCAGACTCAAAGTAATAAGCCTCGACCTGATACCCTTGCTCGGTCAGCTTGTCGTAGATACCAATAGCTGGTGCCCATGCTGTATTGAAATAACAGAAAAGAGATTTGCCCTCATCTGTGATCTGTGGAGCCTCCACTTCCTTGGTATCAATATCCCACTTAACGCCCCAATTCTGGACTCGCCAATCCCACCATGAATCCTCACGGATCGTAGGCTCGTTAGCCAAAATCTTAGCCTTTTCCTCTTCGGTATCGGCAAACTCGGCATTGATCTCTGGGTATGTTTTAGGCACGGGAGTAACCGAGTAATCAGGCTCTGGGTAGATCGCTTTAAAAAACTTTTCATCTTCCCATGCTTTGACCAGCTTTTTAATCATCTTTGGATCATCATGGGTAATAAACAAATTGTTATCGCACCAATTAGGCATTTTCATCCTCCTTTTCAACAAAATTAGTTAAAACAAGGCAAACACTTTGAATAGATGATGCTGGGTAATCTACTCGGAAAGCAGATACTGCTTCATGAGCATCTTCTCCCCCATATTCCACATATTCAGGAGTAGTAGATCCATTAAAAAACTCAATTAAGTAGTATTTGTAATCAAGCATTTTGAACCTCCCCATTAAATTCACAATTAAATTCGTGATCACCATCATTGATGATGTCCGCATCTTTTACTTCGCAAGCAAGGCTATAAGCCTGATAACGATCATCAGCCTCAACCTCAATCGCCTTGGTGTATTTCACCGATACAAAAAACTCATACTTAGGCATCTTCATCCTCCTCAATAAGATCAGCTTCTGCACAAACAAAAATTGGCATAGACTGCAATTCAATATGCCCATTCATATAGGCACCAAGAGCCAGCTCTCTTGCTTCCTCTGCATGGCTGGCTTCTATCTGTCTAGATTCATTTAGAGTAATTAAAACTTGATATTTAGGCATTTTTTTGACCCTCCAAATAGTTTTGAAACTGCTCAATAAAATACGATTTGCTGAGCTGTTTCTCTTCACCCATGGGGGCGATCTGCAACAGCTCTGGGAATGCATCCCTCAACCGCATGGCATTCTTTGGATCAGCATGTAAATAAGCCTGTGCCAAGGAATAAGCAAAATGCCCACGATCCTCGATCAGGAGAGCTGACCGCCTTCCCTGTTCATACTTCTGTGCATCAGTAAACATTAGAAGACCTCCATAGATTGTGAATAGGCATCTTCGTCATACTCTGCCTCCCAGATGGACGGATTGGCTTTATCAATCTCCACCAGCGTATCGCCATCAAAAACAACCTCGCCCACGGACACCTCTTCCAGCTCCTCAGCCGTCATGGTGAAATAAATACGGGGATCGATCCAGCTATCCCAATAAGCCTCGTATGGGACACCAACATCCACGACCCCAATATCAACAGCCATCTCTATGCCATCGTCCCCTTTGACCACGGCAGAGTAGACCTTTACCTCATACTTTTTCATACATAACCTCCTAGCAAGTTATGACCGCCAAATGGCGATCCCAATGCCCCAAAGGGCATCAGGATCACAGCACTTATTTAGACCGATCCCATTCCAGACCAGCAAGACGATGCACCTCTGTAATAAAACTCTGCAATTGATTTGGATCGCCATTATCTAAAAACAGCATCATAAATCCATCTGTTTTACCAACCCAGCGAGATATAAATTGCTCACGATCTAATTGCACTTCGGTGCCAAACATGTTTAAAAATGGTTTTGTTGTCATACCTTTCCCCTAGCAGTTAATGATCATCAAATAATGATCCCTAAGCCCTCCAGAAAGGGCTTAAAGGCATTACTCAAAATCAGATCCGACCTCTACCCCATTTTTGCGAAGTATGGCAATAGCGTGATCGTTAAGGCTCATAACCCCGTCATACTCGGACAGCGACCTTTTGCCGTTACGATCAAACTCAAACCAGAGCCCGATGTGTTCGAACCGATCAATACTCGGTATATCCCATTCAATAAAGCCCGTGTCATCTTTGTTGTAATACAGCTCTAGAGTCGATTCATGCTCGCCTAGATCCCTCTCACCCCATGACCCCTCTAGCTTTAACGGGGATTTCACTACCATTGTGTCGATTAACTCAGCCATTTATAGCCCTCCAAAAATTAGAAATAAAAATACGCTTCTACCTTAACTATTAAAAAAAATAGATCCACTACCCTACACAAACAACAGCACAGCCGAAACAGCGACCCAGACCGCATAAGCACCAGCGACCCAGACCAATAAATTAAACAGCCAATTTAGACGGGGAAACATTTAAACCGCCTCCCGTGATATAGCGACCCCGTAATGGCTCAGGAACCGCACAGCCTCACCATCACCAGCCACAGCCTTAGAAACGAGCTTAGAAAGCTCTGTAATGCTTCTGGATGGGTTAGCGACCCCCAGATGATGCCGAGCAATAGCACGGGGCACGGGGCGAGAGTTAATAAAAAACTGAATCATTAGTAACCCCCTTCACGCTTTCGGTAATACTCCTCATCTGTTGAGTAATACTGCTCAACACGATTACGCCCAGCCAGAACCTTTCCCGACCCCTTACAGACCTCACAACGCATATCGTAAGCCCCGTCCATATAGTCGCTAAATTCCTCGTCTGACCATTCCTCACGATCCGAGCCCGTAATAATGCCGAGGTGCTTAGCGTGTTTGCCGTCGCCCTCACAGTTACAGCAGATCTCCCAATTTTTATGCATTTTTAAACCTCCGCAGATTGTTAAACCAAGAGCCCCAGAGCTGGGGCTTTCGCCTGTATTTCAGAGGCTCATCAGTTGGCTAATTGTTTCTGGATATCCCTTCCCAGCTCGATCCAGCTCTCAGGATGCACCAGACCGAGGGGCGGATAGTCTTCAGGCTTAGACTTTGCGACCTCGGCAGAAAACTGCTCCAGAGCTGTAAGAATCATCAGCGTAGCGAGAGGGTGAGAATTAATAATTTGGGTTAGTTTTTTAGATTTCATGGGATCCCCTTATAGGTTGCGGAAATAATGACCATTTGATTCATAAAAATAGTGGCGAAGCTCGCATTTCCAATAAGCCTCATGATCAAAATAATATTTCACAGTATCGGAAACACCCACAAATAAGCCCGTGTCCTCTGCGTAATTTTCTGCAAAATCTACATCAGATTCATACTCACCAATATAGGAATCTTCTATATTCTGAATGGTTACATCCTCCCAGCTAGAAGCATTGTCAGCATATGCTTCTATCACATCCATATCTAGGTGAGTGCGTTCCAGATCCTCGGCAAAATCCGCCCATTCGGTCATACTGAAAGCATCGCAAGAGCTGGCATAAAAAGGCTTGAGGATCGAGCCCTCATAATCAGCCATCAGGATTTCATCCACAACAGCATTCGGGAATGCAAGCTCCAGAGCCTCCCTCACATCATCCCAGCTTCTGACGGGCAAGAGATCCACCCAGACCCCCTTAGTGGGTATGCCATCGATATAGAAAAAACCAGCGACTCCAGAGCTGGCGGATGGTGAAACAGCCGCATTCAAGCGAGCATTAATTGATTGATCTAAATCCATTTTTAAAAGCTCCTATTCATAACGGGGGCGGACTGCTGGGAACGGCTCAGCCTCGCCCTCATTGATTAAAAAACAATAAACACCCTCACACAGCACCGAATCAATGGATGGGAGCCCGTCATTCATGCGATCAGCCTCACCAGCGATAGAGTCACGATAGGCGATAGCCTCCGCCTTAGTGCTAAATACTTTATTTAAGGGGTGATCCTCTGGGTATCCACAGTCATACCACCAGCCCCCCTCCTCACGCCCACCATAGGCACGATCCAGCTTGAATAAGTGAACAGAAAACATGATTAAACCCTCCTCTAGTTAACGATGTAAAAAACATCCTCAAGCCCTCCACAAAGGGCTTTGAGCTGTTTTCTACTGAGAGGCATCCTCTAGCGTGGTCATAGCATCTTCAATGCTTGAAATGCTCTGCTGGAGGTTATCAATAGCATTCTGGGCGGACTCGCCTTTATCGCCATTCTGGAAGCCCTCGGGCATATTCGAGAAAGCCTCCTCCTCATCATTTAAAACCTCTTCAATCTGGCTTCGCAGATCGTCCAGCTTCTGGCTGATGTCGCTCAATATTTCTCTTCTAGCTTGATTCATAGAACCCCCGTTTTAATAAAAACATAATCAGACGGGGAAACAGCCTCCCCATTTCTTTCATTGAAAACCAGCTTTTTACCATCGTTATAAATGCTCCAGATCTGGCGATCTTCTGATGGCAAAGGCGACCAGAAACAAAGCGTATCGCCTATGTGAACAGCTCCAGCCTTTACCCGTTTAATATCTTGACGCATAGAACCCCCCGATTAATAGCCGTTGGCTCTAGCCCACTTTTCGATGCTATCGATAGTGGTAGAGCTAAGTTTTAAATAATTGCCTTCTGAATCCTCCAGACCATCCAAAGCGAATACCAGCTCCAGCGATCCAGAGTAATCTTTAAAATTCAACCAGCACCCAGAAACCCTATCAGGGCTTGACTCTCCAGCCCCATCTACATCAGTGTCTAGGGTTACTTCAATCCCGTTTATTTTCTTTTCTAGAACCATAAATCCTCCAAAATAATCAATAGTCGAATAGGTATAGATACACCTACCGATAATCTTAAACCATAAACACTTGACAAACAACACCCCCAGAAAATGAAAAGTTAAACCCTGTATTTATAAGGCTCTGGAGCCGATCACTCCCAGAGCTGTAAACCGAGCAGACCGCAAAGGCTTATAGAACAAGGGTCATGCTGTCGAGTTGACCAGGGAGCAGCTTAGGGGGCTCTATATAGAATAAGGCTTACAGGGCGATAGAAATAATGGGCCCATCATTCACAGACCGCAAAGCCTTATAGAATCTAGAGCTGAGATTATTAAAAATAACCAGATGACCGCAGACCCTTGCACAGGCTGGGGGATGACGGGGGTAAATAGCGAAGCGAAACAGCCCAGCAGTTACAGCCACAGGATAGAAAACACTAGGAGAGATCCATAGAAGCTCTGGCACTTGCAGACTGTCCCTCTATTGCCCTAAGATCACAAACAACGCAATTCTTAATAAATACCCATATGACCAGACTCACAAGGAAGCAGATAGAAGAGGGGCTAAAGGCTACACCCATTGAGCAGATATTGCTGGGAGTTGCTGGGGCTAAACAAACGAAGCTGAGCCCTTCACAAATCAAGTTTGCAGAGCAGATGGCATTAGGAAAAACTAAGGCGGAATCATACCGCCAGAGCAGACCAAACGGACGCAAGAGCAAGGCGAAACCAGCCACAGCATCACGCAAGGGTCAGGAGCTGGCAAAGTCAGACGCAATACAGGCACAAATAGAAGCGTTTAAGGTGGCTCTGGAGGCTCAGAAATATACTACCCCTGCTCATTTGAGGGCTCTCACAATCCATAAGCTCACAGAAAAGGCACTAGACCCAGACATAGCACCAGCTCAGCAGATCAAAGCTCTGGAGCTTCTGGGTAAGATCACCGAGGTCGCACTATTCACCGAGAGGCGAGAGGTCATCCAGACCAGCAACAGCTCTGAGATGAGGGCAAAGCTTCTAAACTCTATCCGTCTGGCACTTTCTACCCAGACCGCAGAAACCATTGAGCCTAATCAGGCTGATGATCTGCTGGCTGAGCTGTCTGGTATTCATCCAGATGATGACCAGACCTCCGATTATGTAGACATTGATACGCCTCTGGCTGACCAGAACACCGATCCAGACCCCCAGAACCCTATTCAAAAGCAGAAAACAGCAACCCCACCAGACCCCGACCCCCAAAAATCGACATCTACAATAGCCAGCCCCTTGCATAGTATTCCACACATTCAATCCGCCCCTAAATCTGTAACATCCCCAGGCGTAACACCTGTTACACCTGAAAATGTAACAAATTCAACAGCTTGCGTGTCAAGTAGTAGTAACCCTATACTATCGAAGGGGGAGGGGGCATAGAAAATGGCTATCGATAAGAACATCGTTCCACGTGAAACACCCCCCCTTGATGAAAAGGGTCCCATGCTAACGCTAGACCCAGATATGTTAGAAGATCGGCTAAAGAGGATGAGCGAGAAAGACAGAAAGAAGTTATTGGATATGTTAGATAGTCATCAGGCCGTGATGTTAAAGAGATGACAGACTATCGGCCCCGCACTTCAGAAGAGCTAAAGTGTATTGAGTACATGAAGATCTTGTTAAAGATTGATACCGATGCGCTATTTCGGATTTTGCAGATTATGAAGTTGGAGATTTATAAAGAAGAAGCTAAGAAGCAAGCAGAGGTAGTGATTAAAAAAGCCATGGAGGATAAAGATGCTAAGTGAAGAATACCCAGATTTATTAAAAGCCGATGGGTTAGATGAAGCCATTATTGGCGTGGTACAAAGAATGGGCACTCAAGCTATTTGTTATGACACCGACAAAGTCATTGAGATCTTGATGCGGGATATGACCGAAGATGAGGCATGGGAGTATTTCCAATACAACATTGCGGGCGCTTGGGTTGGAGATCATACCCCATTTTTTTTAACACGGGAAAGTATGAATGAGGAAAAGTAAAGAGATGACTCCTGCCCAAAAAGAAATATTTCTGGTGATTGATTCCTATTGGAAGCTATATGGTTTTGGCCCATCGATTGATGACATTATGCGAATGACTGGCGAGAAGAGCCGTGGAAATGTAAGTAGAAAGATGTGGGCCTTAGTTGACTTAGGGGTTTGTAAGGGGGTAAAGAGAAGAGCTAGATCTATACGGCCCACCTATATAAAGGTTAGAAATCTTGAGTGATGCATTAAACCGCCTGTTAGATAACCTAAGTCCTGGTGATCACGAAGACTTGCTTGCTATAGCGCAAGGCTTTGCAGACTCAGTCATTCGGGAAAGAGGACAAAAGTCGTTTATGGAGTTTATTAAAGTCATGTGGCCTGGGTTCATTCATGGCAGGCACCATGCAGTTATGGCTAAAAAATTTGAGGAGATAGCCGATGGAAAACTTAAACGCCTTATTATTAATATGCCTCCCCGCCATACTAAGTCTGAGTTTGCCAGCTACTTATTGCCAGCCTGGTATCTTGGTAAATTCCCTAATCGAAAGATTATTCAGTGTTCTAACACCGCAGAACTAGCGGTGGGCTTTGGACGTAAAGTTAGAAACTTAGTCGATGGAGAAACCTATGCCAAGATATTCCCAAATGTCGCTTTGCGAACTGATTCCAAGGCTGCTGGTCGTTGGGCTACTAACGCCAACGGTGATTATTTTGCTATTGGTGTGGGCGGTACCGTTACTGGTAAAGGAGCAGATTTGCTCATTATTGATGACCCCCACTCGGAACAAGAGGCAGCTTTAGCCGCCTCAGACCCAAGTGTCTACGATAAAGTTCATGAGTGGTTTACGTCAGGTCCTCGTCAGCGTCTCCAACCAGGAGGCTCAATCGTAATCGTGATGACCCGCTGGGGTAAACGAGATTTAACGGGTAGAGTCCTTCAGTCCATGATCGAGCGTGACGGGGATGAATGGGAAGTGATTAACCTCCCAGCGATCATGCCCACAGGCAAACCGTTATGGCCTGAGTTCTGGTCTTTAGATGAATTAGAAAAACTAAAAAACGAACTCCCGATCTCCAAATGGTCAGCGCAGTATCAACAAGATCCTTCGGCTGAGGAAGGTGCTTTAGTCAAACGAGAATGGTGGAAAGTCTGGGAAAAAGATAATCCCCCAATTTGTGACTTTATTATTCAATCTTGGGATACCGCCTTTACAAAAAATGAACGAAGTGACTACTCCGCATGCACGACTTGGGGAGTTTTTTGTAAAGACGAAGATCCTACGGATGTGCATATCATTCTCTTAGACGCCCTCAAAGAACGGCTAGAGTTCCCCGAATTAAAAATCCGAGCCATGGAAATGTATAAGGAATGGGAGCCAGATGCGTTTATAGTAGAGGCTAAGGCTTCGGGTGCTCCGCTAGTTTTTGAGCTACGAAGAATGGGTATCCCTGTACAAGAATTTACGCCAACCCGTGGTAATGACAAGATCACCCGTGTAAACTCTGTAGCAGACATCTTTGCATCAGGAAAAGTATGGGCGCCAAGAAAGCGCTGGGCTGAAGAAGTGATTGAGGAAATGGCAGCATTTCCCAATTCAGACCATGACGACTTGGTAGACTCCGCAACACAAGCGTTGATACGATTTAGAAAAGGCGGTTTTATCCGATTACAAACAGACGAGGAAGACGACATTAAGTACTTCAAGTCTAAGCGAGCAGTCAGTTATTACTAAGGAACGATATGTCTATTGAAAAATCACTCTATGAATTACCTAAAGGTCTTGAAGCAGCTGTGCAAGAACCAATTGAGATCGAGATCGAAGATCCAGAATCCGTCAAAATTGGGATCGATGGCTTAGAGATTGAGATTGAACCCAAAGAGGAAAGCGCAGACGACTTTGACGCTAACCTTGCCGAATACCTTAGTGACGGTGAATTAAATGAAATCGCTGGCGACTTATTAGGCGATGTTGACTCCGATATTGGCGCCCGTAAGGAATGGATGCAGACTTATACAGACGGCATTGAGCTATTGGGAATGAAGATCGAGGAACGCACCGAACCTTGGGAAGGTGCTTGTGGTGTCTATCACCCCCTCTTATCGGAAGCCCTAGTTAAATTTCAAGCCGAAACCGTAATGGAGACTTTACCTCCTGCGGGACCTGTTAAGACCGTAATTATCGGCAAAGAAACCGCTGAGAAGATGGCAGCTGCGGATCGTGTCCAAAAGGACATGAACTACCAGATCACCGAAGAAATGCCTGAATACCGCCCAGAGCACGAGAGAATGTGCTGGGGACTTGGACTCTCAGGAAACGCCTTTAAGAAAGTCTACTTTGATCCATCCTTAGATCGGCAAGTGTCCTTATTCGTACCCGCAGAAGACTTGATTGTTCCCTATGGCGCCTCTGACCTACAGACCGCAGAGCGTGTGACCCACGTCATGCGTAAGACCGAGAATGAATTACGCAAACTTCAAGTAGCAGGATTTTATAAAGACGTAGACTTAGGCACTCCTAGCACCGCCTTTGATGAGGTAGAGAAAAAGATCGCCCAGAAAATGGGCTTTCAGGCTACCTCAGATGACCGCTATAAAATCCTTGAAATTCAGGTTAACCTAGATATTGAAGGGTTTGAGGACAAAGATAAAGACGGAGAACCTACAGGAATCGCCTTACCTTATATTGTGACCATTGAAAAGGGAACGCAACAGGTATTAGCGATCCGTAGAAATTGGAGACCCGAAGATGAAACTAAGCAAAAAC